CCTTGCGACGACCGCAACCGGGTTCATCCTCACGAACCCCGCCGGCTCCGGCAAGATCCTCTCCGTCCTTTCCATCGGGTTCCTGCAGACGTCGGTGGCTGGTGCCGCCGCGACGCAGATCGCGATTGCCGCGAACGTGAACACCGTCGCCGCGGCGGTGACGCAGACGACGCCGCTCACCGTCCGCAACGCTCTCCTCGGAACCGCGACCGTCGGCACCGGCCTCGCCGCCTCGGCTGCGACGCTCCCCGCCGCCCCCGTCGTCATCCGGTCCCTATGGGTGCCGTCCGTCAGTGCCACCGCGACGACGGCGATCCCGCCGATGGTCCGCGACGACGTCAGCGGCCTCATCATGCTTGCCCCCGGCACCGCGATCAGCCTGACGGCGTTCGCCGCGGTCTCCGGCATCGCCGACATGGTCTGGGAAGAGATCCCGGTCTAACGGTGTGTCGCTCCTCCTCCTCTTCGTCGGTGCCGGTGGCGGCGTCGCACCGCCACCCGTCACCGGCGGCGGCGGCCCCGGACTCCCGTTCACGGGACGCCGACACACGCCGCCGCTCACGCAGGCGGAGCTCACGTTGATCCTCGCAGCACTCGACCTCATCTAGGAGTCCTTTGATGTCCACCGAAAACCACCCGCCGGCGGAGCGGGCGACCGCCCCTGCCGTCGAACAACGGATCGACACCGAAGACCTCTCCACCATCGCGCAGATGATCCAGTTGGGCGCGTGTTTCATCGACGACCAGGACGAGGTCGGGGACGCTGCGGCGTCGGCGGCGATGGAGGTCATCGTCGCGGACCTCGCCGACCTGATTCCCGGTGAACTCGACGAGGACGAACCCGTCGAACCCGATGACGAACCCGCCGGCGATGGGAGCTACCTCGAGCCGATGCCGATGGCCGCGACCCGCAACCGCGGCGACATCGAACGCGCCCTCGAGCGGTGCGACGTCGACCGCATGTCGGAACGCATCAAACGGCGTGTCCCGCTCGTCGACATCGCATTGCGCAACACCCCGACAACCACCGGCGACGGTTCCTACGTGATTCAGGGCCACGCCGCGGTCGTGAACCAGGAGACCGTCCTGTACGACAACGGTTGGATGCGCGTGCGGGAGCGGATCGCGCCGGGTGCGTTCGACCGTGTCCTCGCGGGGAACCCCGACGTCCACCTGAACATCAACCACGACATGCACTATGCGATGGCCCGTACCGGCCGCGGACCCGACCAGGTCGGCGGGATGTCGCTGGCAATGGACGACGTCGGGTTGGCGACGACCGCCCGCGTGTCGGGGAAGTTGACGTTCGCGCGTGACCTCGCGGAGCAGATGTCCACCGGGGTTATCGACCAGATGTCGTTCGCGTTCACGATCGCGGATGAACGCCGCACCGAGGTCGACAACGGGGACACGATCGATGTCCTCTATGAGATCCGCGAAGTCGGGCAACTTTTCGACGTGTGCGTGTGTGCGCAGGGTGCGTATCCGCAGACGGATTCAAGTATTCGCAGCCTCGACGCTGCGATGCGCCGGGATGCCGGCGACCGGGATCGACCGAGCCGCGAGGCCAAGGGTCCCGAGACCATCGACGATGCATCGGTGTCGGGTGGTCAGGCGTCAACGCGACTCCAGTTGGCACGCGCGAAGGCGCGGGCAGCGGCGAGCCGCTTCCACTACGCCACGAAGGAAACACAATGACCATTCAGGAACTCCGCGGCAAGCTCGCGGAGGCGTCGAAGCGCGTCCACGAGACCGCCGACGCCATCGACTCGCTCCCGGACACCGCTTCGGACACCGACATCGCGCACGCTGAGGCTGTTCACGCCGACGCCGTCCGCGACGCTGAGGCCGCCCGCGACGCCGTCGCGAAGCGTGAGGCCGTCGCCCGCGCCCGCGAGACCTTCCAGATCACCGACCAGCCTGAGGTTTCCACCCCGGAGATCCGGGTGACGAAGGATGAGCCGACGTACCGTCCCGACGGGCCGTCGTTCTTCCGTGACCTCACCCTCGCGAAGGGCGGGGACCCCGACGCGATGGAGCGGATGCGCCGGTCGAACCGGGAGAACTTCGAGTGGGCGACCCGCGGTAAGGGTCGCGACACGAAGCTCGGCACCCAGATCCGCGCGATCTCGCAGACCGCGGGCGCCGGCGGCGAGTTCGTTCCGCCCGTGTGGCTCAACGACCAGTACGCCATCCTCCTTCGCGCGGCGCGGGCGTTCGCTGACCAGTGCGTCAGCCAGCCCCTCCCGCCGGGGACCAACTCGATCAACGTCCCGAAGATCACGACGGGCGCCTCGACGGCCGTCCAGTCTGACGGTGGCGCGGTGTCGAACACCGACCTCGTCACGACCAGCGTCACCGCGCAGGTCCAGACGATCGCCGGCCGCACCGTCGCGTCGTACCAGTTGTTCGACATGGGTCAGCCGAACATGGACGCCGTCATCTACCAGGACCTCCTCGCCGACTACTGGCGGACCCTCGACATCAACGTCATCAACGGTTCCGCGACGAACGCGAAGGGCGTCCTGAACGTCACCGGCATCAACGCCGTCACGTTCACGAACGCCTCGCCGACGGCGAAGGACTACTGGGCTCCGCTGTTCCAGGGGAAGTCGCAGATCGAGAAGGGCGCATTCTTCCCGGCCCAGTTCGTCGCGATGCACCCGTCGACGTGGAACTACATCCTGTCCGGACTCGACTCGCAGAACCGGCCGATCGCCGTCCCGCAGGGGTACCCGGCGTTCAACGCGATGGGCACGAACGCGACTGAGATCGCGCAGGGCGTCACCGGCAACTTCGGTGGCCTCCCCGTCATCGAGGACGCGAACATCCCGGTCAACCTCGGCGGCGGCACGAACGAGTCCAGGATGATCGTCTGCAACCGCCAGACGCTCTACCTGTACGAGTCCGCGCCGATGTTCAAGGTCGCTGACCAGACGAACATCGCGAACCTCCAGTACCAGTTCGTGCTGTACGGGTACTACGCCGTCGCGTTCCCCCGCCAGCCGAAGATGATCTCGGTTGTCTCGGGTACCGGGATGATCGTGCAGTCCGGCTTCTAAGCCAACACGCAGGACCCCCGCCGGAACGGACTCCGGCGGGGCGCAGTACCGCAACCCAACCTCTTTGAAGGAGAACACCCCGTGGGTCTCGATATCACAGGCGTCGACCTCAACGCTGAACTCAACGGCCGGACGTTCCTGCGGGAGACCCTTCCGCGTCTCTCGTTCAGCGGCCTCAGCGACAAGTCCGCAGCCCTCACCACCCAGGTCATGTCCAGCTACGCCGTCTGGCTCGAGGCCGGCGACGTCATCACGAACATCGCGTTCCGTTCCGGCGCGACCGCGGCGGGTACACCGACGAACTGGTGGTTCGCCCTCTACGACAACAGCACCACCCCGGCGCTCATCGGCCAGACCGCCGACCAGACGTCAACCGCGTGGGCGGCGAACACGACGAAGTCCCTCCCCCTGTCCGTCATGGCGGCGGGTTTCAGCGCCCCGTTCAAGGTCCTCACGTCCGGCGTCTACTACGTCGCGTGCATGGTGAAGGCGACGACGGTTCCGTCCCTCGTGTGCCAGGACCTGTTCGACGCGGGTTTCTCAACGGGCCTCATCACCGGGCAAAAGACCCTCGCGCAGACGTCGGGTTCCGCGCTCACCGCGACCGCCCCGACGACGATCGCGACGCCGACCGCCGTCGCGAACCGCGCCTACGCCGTCCTCAACTAGGAGACCGCATGAGCACAGGAACATTCGCACACTACCCCGGCGAGCCGGAGGAAGTGACCGCCGACCACGTCGCCGCCCTCGAGCGGGAACGGGAGTTCCGGGACACGCAGGGCGCCTCGGACCTCGTGAAGCAGATCGACGCGGAACTCTACCGCATCCGCGGCGACAAGGCAGGTAGGCAGACTCGCCTCCGCGGCGACGTCGGGGAAGCGGCGTAACCAACCGTGGCTAACGAATACGTCACGTCAGCGGCGTTGAAGGCGTCGCTGGCGTTGACGGGCCAGACGTTCGCGGACGCGGACGTCGCCGTCGTCGCTGAATCAGCGTCCCGCGCGATCGACGCAGTCTGTATGCGCCGGTTCTACCCCGACGCCGACGCGGCGCAGGTCCGTTACTACCAGCCGATCAGCTCGGACGTCGTGTTCATCGACGACCTCATCACGTTGACGTCAATGGCGTCGGACCCATCCGTATCGGGGACGTTCTCGGATACGTGGACGGCGAACACCGACGTGTTTCTCGAGCCC